GAACAAATTCACGTTGCTGCCAATAGCATTGTTTGTCGGGAGCTGGGGCTTACTGTCAGTCCTTCTCTTGATAAACTCCGCAAGGCAACTATCAATTGGGTAATGCAACCACTAGGTAGCAATGCCGATAAATATTTAGACAGAAAATTTTGGCTGGATTCAAGCGACCGATTGATGTATGAAGGCAAAGCTCCTGAGCTTTCTTTCACCAAGGCTGGCCGTGTTCCGGCGTTCTTTGAACATAGTAATGTCAATTTACCCCAATACGCTTGAGCCTATTTACGGTCCAGAGCTAAGCACCATCCTTAAAGAGATGGAACAAATCTTTCCACCCGTTACTCCTACACCAGACTGGACCGCAAGTCAGATCATGTATAGATCTGGACAACGTGCAGTTGTGGAGTGGTTAATCCAAAGGATAGAAAACTAATGTGCCTTAACAACCAACAACCTAGTGCTCCGCAGATCAAACAGATGGCACCACCGCCACCGGTCAAGCCTCTACAAATTGCACAACGATCAACGCTACCAACTAAACAAGTATCAGTAGAAGAGTCCAAACCTGTAGCGTTTGGAGCCAAGTCAAAACGTGATGCTTCCAAACCTGTTAAACGTGACGCAGCTTCATTGCTTGTACCTATGTCGGATACAGGTAACACTGCAGGCGGTATCAACGCATGACTACTGCTCGCGAACAATACAGCAAACTAAGTAGTGACAGACATCAGTTCCTTGATTCAGCTATTGAATGTTCGGAGCTGACGTTACCTTATTTAATTAGACAAGACAACGAAGGTCATAATCACAAACGCCTGCAGACACCGTGGCAATCAGTTGGTAGTAAAGCTGTTGTAACTTTAGCTGCCAAGCTAATGCTTGCTCTGCTGCCTCCACAAACTACGTTTTTTAAACTACAAGTTAAAGAAGATAAGCTGGGAGAAGACATCACAGCTGAGATAAAAAGTGAGCTAGACCTTTCTTTTTCAAAGATGGAACGCACCATCATGGAAGCTATTGCAGCTACCAATGATCGGGTTGTCGTTCACCAAGCATTGAAGCATCTGATTGTAGGTGGCAATGCGTTGATCTTTATGGGTAAGGAAGGGCTTAAGCATTATCCACTTAATCGCTACGTTGTAAGTCGTGATGGTAACGGTAACGTTATAGAGATCGTCACCAAAGAAAGCATTGACAAAAAAATGTTGGAGAATGAGATCAAAGAATCTCACCCTAACAATGTTTCTGAAGACGGGTCAGGTCACGACGATGAGGTAGACATTTACACCCACGTCAAGTATGACAACGGTCGTTGGCATTGGCATCAAGAATGCTACGACAAAGTGATGGCAGGAACGAAAAGTTCTGCTCCTAAAAATGCAACACCTTGGCTTTGCCTTCGCTTTAATACAGTCGATGGTGAAGACTACGGTCGCGGCAGGGTTGAAGAATTTCTAGGAGACCTACGGTCGCTAGAAGCATTAAGTCAAGCACTAGTTGAAGGCTCTGCAGCAGCTGCAAAGATTGTCTTCCTTGTCAGCCCTTCGTCTACAACTAAACCCCAGACACTTGCTAACGCTGGTAATGGTGCAATCGTACAAGGCAGGCCAGATGATGTCAGTGTTATCACTACTGGTGGTAAGACAGCTGACTTCGCTACAGCCGCAAATCTTGCTCAACAATTAGAGCGAAGAATTGGAGAGGCATTCTTACAGCTAAACATCCGTCAGTCTGAGCGCACAACTGCGGAAGAGGTACGCCTCACCCAACTTGAATTGGAACAGCAACTTGGAGGATTATTCAGCCTCCTAACTGTTGAGTTCCTTGTGCCCTATCTGAATAGGACCATGATGGTCTTGCAGCGTAATGGTCAACTACCTAAGATCCCTAAGGATTATGTTAGTCCTACTATTGTTGCAGGTGTTAACGCCTTAGGTCGTGGCCAAGATCGTGAAAGTCTTACCACATTTATTACTACAATTGCTCAGACATTAGGTCCAGAAGCGTTGATGAAATACATCGAACCATCTGAAGCAATCAAACGACTAGCTGCAGCACAAGGTATTGACTATCTAAACCTTGTAAAGCCAGAAGAAAAGATCCAGCAGGAAGCGCAGATGCAGCAACAGATGGCGCAGCAACAATCTCTTGTGGATCAAGCTGGTCAACTGGCAAGCGCACCAATGATGGACCCTTCAAAACAACCAACAGAACAACCTCAATTAGAAAATGGCTGAAACTCTTACATACGATTCCACCCCAGCTGATGCTCCTGAACTAAATGCAGACGAACAGGACTCGTTAGCTGTCGGTGAAGAGATGCAGACTGCCCAGGATGATCTCCTGGCTGGCAAATATAAAAATGCACAAGAGCTTGAAAGTGCATACATGGAGCTGCAAAAGAAACTTGGTGAGCGTTCAGATGAACCTGAAGAAATTCAAGTTGTAGACGAGAAGCCAGAAACACCTGAATCAGTATCTTTCCTCAACGATGCTTCTTCTGAATATGCTGAGAATGGTGAACTGTCAAAAGAAACAATGAGCAAGCTTGCTGATATGTCTAGCGAAGAGCTAGTGCAAGCTTATATTGAATCTCAAGCTAATCAAGAAACTGCTGCAGTCAGCTTGTCTGACAAGCAAGTCAACTCTATTAAAGAACGTGTTGGCGGTGAAGAGCAGTACAACACTATTGTTAATTGGGCTGGTCAAAACCTTGATCAAGAATCTATTGATGGTTTTGATTCATTGATTGAAACCGGTAATGTCAAAGCCATTGAGATGGCTGTAGCAGGACTGAAGTCAATGTACGAAGCACAGAACGGTAGTGAAGGCCGACTCATTACAGGCAAGTCACCTTCCACTGTTGGCGATTCATTTAAAAGCCAAGCTGAAGTTGTAGCAGCAATGAGTGATCCTCGGTATGACCGTGATCCTGCATACAGAAATAACATCATTGAAAAACTAGACCGATCCGACAATTTCTTTTAAATCATATGAAAACTAAAGGCAAGGGTTCTTGCGGAGGCAAGAAAGGTGGCAAAGGGTACAAATAAAAAACTAAAGATTTCTCAGTCATTCGATGTCAATAGTCCTTACATGCCTGGCGGGCAGGATTACAAAGGTATTCCTAATGCCTCACCAGAAATGTTGAGGAGACTACAAAAGAAAAAGATTAAGAATCCAGGTGGGCAATCGTTGCCACCAGTAAGGAAAGCTAAAGCAAAAACTAAAAGGAAAAAAAGTTATGGTTAATAAAAAGAAACCTACTACTAAAAAGATTAAAGGCGCTGATGGTAAGGCGTGCTGGAAAGGTTACTCATATGCAGGAACTAAAAACGGCAAAGACAAATGTGTCAAAACTAAAAAGTAATACGTGCCCCCTCAGAGGCACATAATATCTGATTTTTCCTTGTTAACTTCCAAGGAACGGTTACGGACCTGGGACTGGAAAAACCTGGGGCTACCACAATTAAAATAAGTACTTAACTCCATGCCTACACCTAAGAAAAAAACAACAAAAAAACCAAGAGATGTTGCAGGTGTAAGAGCTGCACAAAATGCAGCTTATACCAAGCTTCTTAAAAAGAAAAAAAAGTAAGCACACGTCCGTTCATCCTTCGGGACGCATGACACCATAAGCATGGAACGGGGCTTGTGGAACTTCTTAGGAGGTTACTGTGCAGAGCAAGACTTATTGCTATCGCGGTGTTAAGTACACCAAGTGAGATAGATCTTACAGGGGGGTGCAATTCCCCTCATCACTTTTGGCTTTGGCCCGGTAAGCCGGATACCCTTAGCCGTCTAGACGGTGGGATAGACCACAATACAAATTAAATAGTACTCAAAGATCTTTGAGAGTCGTACATAATTACTTCTCTTTTTTATAATGGCACATCAGTCTTCAGACCTGACAACCAATCTGGTTAATCTAGGTCAATCTAATCTTTCCGGTGATAAGCGAGCTTTGTATCTCAAGCTTTTCAGTGGTGAGATGTTCAAAGGCTTCCA